TTACGCAAAGCGGCAACGCCATACAAAGTGTCAGATGTAAACAGAGTAGCCAAATACTCTTGTTTGTACTGAACTTGTGAACGTACACCAACTTGCTCAACCAAAACCATAGAGTCCTTGTGACCCATCAAACAGACACGAGCAATAGCAGAACCGCTAGTTGGGAAAGCGGCTGTAGCAGATGCTGAATCAGCGTTGCTGGAAGTGAACACAGGGATACCATACAGATTACCGATTTCACCATTGCGGATAGCATCGCCATTACCGACAAATGCTTGTTCGGTGTAACGAGCCAGACCCATCAAAGTGTTGCGGCTTGAGGGAGGAATCAAGAAGAAACGATTGTCCATAGGAGTATCGTTGTCATCCAAACGCTGAATGGTGCGGCGAATAGCCGAATCAGTCAATGCAGACGCATTACCAGCGTTGGTGTTTGCGGTGTAGTCAAAGGTAGTTGTACCATCACCACCGATGAAAGCAGAACCATACTGAGCGCCAGTAGAACCGCCATTAGCTGTACGACCCAACTGAATCAAGTCGGTGTCAACTTGGCGAGACAAGGCGTAACCAGCATCAGAGGTATAGAACTGACGCATAGAGTTCAAAGCCTGTGCTTCAACAATATCCTCAATCAAGCGGCTATATTCATAGTGCTTGTTGATAGATACAGTGACTTCAGACTCAGTAGCGGCAATCAAAGTGACTGCTGACTCAGCGGCTTTAGCAGAAGCAGAACCACGGGTAGGTGCAGGAATGTGAACAGTGTCACCTTTCTTGCCCTTGAAGTTCATCTTCATAACGAGGTTAGCAAGAACCAAGTTTTTCTTGTAAGACGCTACGATTTCATCTGACCAAATGTCAGGAATGAATTTGTCAGCAGTTGTTACTGTGACTGAGTTTGTGGGGGAAAATGATGTTGCCATTTGTGTACTCCAATAAAATCAAAAGTTAAGTTATTTAACCCTACCCTCTTGATACGCTTGCATGATCTCGTCACTCAAGGCATCGTAGCGGTTTGGGTCAGTCATCTTCAGCCGAATAAGGTCTGCCCTGCGATAGACTCTCTTTCCAGATTCACCAGTACCACCTACATCAACTGTTGCCGCCTTAAGGTTTGACTTGCGCTGAGTTTCCCCTGCATCTGTAGTCTGTTTAGCCTTAACGCCTTTCAACTGTTTATAGGTAGACAACAATTCATTAGCACTGTCATAGTCAAACTCACCATCAGCTTTAGCGTACAAACCAATGCGAATAGGTGAAGATTTCACCCAATTTGCAAAGTCTGCATCTTGAACAATCTGACCGAAATCAGGATGTTCTGCCGCTAACTTTTGCTGAATTTGCATCTTTTTGAACTCTTGACCAGCTTGTCTAGCCGCAAGTACATCGGGATGGTTATCTACAGTCTTACGAACCGCCGCCTGTGGATTCTCAAAAAAATCTACTTCAGGTTCTTCCTCTTGAATAGGTTGAGCCTTTCCAGCAAGGTTTTGCTTAATGAGTTCGTCTGCCAATTTGCGTACTTCACCAACCTCTTGGGCTTGCTTCCCGATCAGCTTTTCAGCTTCTTGGTGCATTTTGATAATGTCTGACAGTTCTTTGCCCCGATACTTGTCGGGAATGTCATTACTTATCGGCTCAACACTGGTTTCAAGTTTCTGCTTTTCAACAGCCTCTAACTCACCTAACATCTCGTCTGGGTTATCTATCAACATATTTGTCCTTTTTCCTGCCACTTTTGGGTTCTAGGATACACAACGGCATAAATGCTTATGTTGTGGTTTTTTGCTCTTGCACCAACTTATCACGATGTTTCTTGTCAAATTTCATCCATGAAGATGGAAAATGACCCGACCAACCTTCCAAGTTGAAGTTTGGAGCAGAGATTGTGCGATTGGCTGAACCACCGCACTCACACTGAGTTTCTTGCGCCTCATAATCGCAATACCTCTCAATTCTGTGTCCACTTTCGCAGACAAATTCATAAATTCTTTTCATTCAATTCCTCGTAGGCTCTTTCGCTGACCTCTTTCAAGGTTTTCAGCCAAGTCAAGATGGAAAGTTCCCCTTTTTTAAACATCAAGGTCTTTTCATCAGGAATAACGCTTAGATTATTGAGCGACTCTATCATATTGTCAATATCTATAGTTAAATCTTTCCATCCATCCATACCCATCATCTCAAATCGAGATTCGTAATACTTTTGTAGTTCTGGGGTCATTTTTACCAACTAGCCATAGTTACATATTTTTGACCATCTGCACCACAGTCAGCAAGGAATTCATCCTTTTGGTCAATGCTGTAATTGCGGCACTTGGTGCGCTTTAATTCTGTTTCTGTCACTTCAAGCCATGTGGCTTCAAGTGTGTTTGATTTAATATCGTGGCATACAGCCGCCAAATATTTTGTTCCAACTAATAATGTTTCCATGATTTACTCCTGATTAAGATGTTGCAACTTTAATAAGTGCAAAATTGATGACGATTGCTTCTGAACGTGAACCACCACTTACATTTTTTAAAGATATGTACGCCGCACCGCCAGCAGTGTAATTAACCCAAGCTTGGTATGAAGTTGCACTAGGATCAGCAGAAGCTAAAGATACAGTTAATACATCTTGCGCTGATAACAAACTATTGTCCAATCTAAATGTTGCAGTTGCACCACCCGCCAAAGCGGCATTATTCATAGTAATTTGACCAGCAGGTTTATTAAGTGTTACGCCAGTTGATTTAGATGTGGCTTGTGTAACAGTGCCACCTGAGCCTGTGCCGTAGCCAAGACCAGCGACATTGGTAACAAGTACATTACCGCTGGAGTCGATACGCATACGTTCATTTGCGCCACCAGAAAATAGCATAGCACCTGTAAATCTAACAGCCAAATTTCCAGCAGTTCCACCAGATACTAATCCACTAGCATCGCCAATAAATCCATAAGTAGTGCCGCCTACATTATATTTTGTAAAAGCAAACGTATCAGTTACGGCATCAAATGTTCCGTATTGAGTATTTGCAGGGGCATATACATGAAGTCTGTTTGTAGGACTAGAAGTACCAATCCCCACATTACCAGAGGAGTCGATACGCATAACCTCCACACCACCTTCAGCAAAAGCAATGGTGTCTGCCGCAGGAAAGAACATCCCTGTATTGGTATCTGCCCCTTGAATAGCAGGAGTACCAGCAGAACCATCAACTCCAGCTATACCTGTAGTTCCATTTATAGTTACAGTCATTGTTGTTCCTCTGCGGGTTCAGGTGTGTTGCCCTCTGCTACCCACTTTAGGTAGGCTTGGTAGTCGGTGTTGGCGGGGTCAAAGGGAATAGATGCGCCATCTACAATTCTTTGAACGCCAAAATTTTCATTTGTTAAGTTATTTTTTATTAATTTATACATTTATAACTCCGCAGAAACAGTTAATGTGTATGCCAAGGTGTGTGATCCATTTACCGCAGGAGTAACAGCAATAATCCTGCAAGTATTATTTGTAATAAAGTCTGGAGTGCAAGCAACTCCATTAGCATCTAAATAAACTTTTCCCGAAGTTCCCGCTAAATCAAATGATGTAACAGTTGGGGATGCTCTCATCCACACAGGAAAAAAATGTGTGTAAGCCCAATTGTTTGACCCTAGTTGATAACCAATAAATTGAACTTGCGCTTGAGGAAAAAAATACCTCTGACACAAAGCCAACTCAGTCCCATAAGGTCTGTAATCAAAGCTAGTTGCTGTTGAGCCTTTTTCTAGCTGTACGCCTGTGATGTAGAACGTAGCGCCGTTTGTTCCGACTACGCTTGTTGCGCCTGTGGCTGAAAGAATTGTTGAAGATGCCGCCCATGCGCCAGCAGTACCGCTGTATGTTGAACCTACACCAAGACCAAATGCCACGTACAAACCAATACCATTTGTGGTTAGCCATGTGCCAGACTGGTCACCAGCAATGGTCACACTCTTTTGTTCCCAAGTGTTTGCAGATGAAATTGTATATGTAAAAGGATATGAACGAACTTCAGCAGAGTTCATTAAAGCCCCACCAAATGTACCTGTTAATGAACTACGCACCCAAAAAGAAATTGTAATCGGTGACGCTGATGCTGTTCCCCAAGACAAGTCAGCAACATTAAAACCTTCAATAATTTGTTGAACTGTAAAATAGTCGCTTGATGTTATTGAGTAAGCAGATGAAGAAGTAACCCCAAGGTAATTTCTAAAACCAGCAGGAGGCGTAACAGAACCAGCATTTTGCTGAACTGTATATTTACTGGCTTGACTTACACGACACTTCCAGCGATCAAGAGAATAAGTTTGGTCTGTTGGTGTAAACGAAGCACCCGCATTTCTTTGATCCAAAACCATACCGCCATTTATGAGGCGGTTCTTGAAGCCCATTGAAGACGCAGAATTAAACTGCCCATCAAGGGTGATTCCAGTTGTTCCTGATATGGCTATGGTCATG